AGTTTAGTGTTGTTGGACAAGTAGCAACCATCAATAAATCTTCAGCGAAATTAATCAAATGAAACCTATGCACATAGAGCTAACTCACCCTGTAATACCACTACTCGCTTACCTAGCATTAGACTTAACGAGTATTGACCTAGTAATAAAGATTTGTACCGGACTTGTGGTGATGGGATATACTGTTTACAAATGGAAGAACGGAAAGTAAATGGCCGAAACGATAACTGCGATAGGGGCTTGCTTTGTTGCTGTTGGTGGGATGGCTTATAAATTTTATATTGAATACCTGAAGCGAAAAGATATGACTAAGGAATTAAATACGTTAAGGAAAAAACTAAGAGCTTCTGAAAGTAGT